CTAACTAATCGTGCGCGTATTGCGAATGACGAGATTGTTCAGACCGCAATGAATTGGTACTTGGACAACGGTGTACAGGTTCCTGCAACCCGTGAAGCGATTGTTGCTGATGCGTTTACCCGTGGAATCGTTAAGACTGCGGCAGTACGTCAGCAAGAAGCTGAAGCTGAACAAGCGGCTATGATGGAAGCTCAGGGCGTTTGATCGCCCTACTTCCTCCGTTAGTGGAGATACTTCATGTCTAAAGCAAGACAATTAGCAGACCTGTTGGACTCCAACGGGGATGTGACTACGGGGGCGTTAGATAACGTCCCTCCTTCTAATGATGCAAGCGCGTTGACTACAGGGACGCTAGGTGCGGCTCGCATTGGTGATGGCTCTATTGCGGCAGGAAAACTCACAGATACCTATTTAACAGGGATTGCTGATGGGTCGATCACAGATGCTAAGTTAAATAGTTCGCTTGATCTGACTGGCAAGACTGTGACGCTACCAAGTGGTGTTGGTGGGAAGGTTTTGCAGGTTGCAACACACCATACGACTGACCGTGTTAGATCTTATATTAGCTCTGCAAATGTTTTACCGAGTAGTACGGCAGGTGCTTTGTTTACTTCATTTAACTTCACTCCAGTCGCATCTGACTCGAAGTTAATTTTGCAATCGTCAACATTTCATGTCGTTCAAGAAGCCAATATAAACGATGCTGTTTGGTGTGCGGCGTTTTACGATACTACCTCTATTGGTAATTGTAACCCATACCCATCTTATAGAGTGTGGAGCAACGCCATTGATACAACATTCGTAGCGTTTAATCATGCGTTTCCTTCATGGGGAACTTCACAAAAAACAATAGGTATTCGGTTTGGCGTATATTATTCCGGAGGAAGTGCTCCAGAATGGATGTGTTGTAATTTCCCTGTCTCTATAACCTATGATGAGTTACCTGACGCTTACCATGATGTTGCATTTAGTATTATGGAGGTGGCCGCATAATGAGATTATTAGCAGATGCATTAACAGCGTTACGTCCTGACGCTATTTATACAATCCGTAATGATAAAATTGAATGGCACGATACAGAACAGACGCAACCTACTCAAGCAGAGATTGACGTTAAGATTGTAGAGTTACAAGCGGCACTGCCGTTAAAAATGTTAAGAGCAAAAAGAGATTATTTAATTGCTCAAACAGACTGGTGGGTTATGCCTGATCGTACAGCGACACAAGCACAGCTAGACTACCGCCAAGCACTCCGTGACATCACAGACACCTATAGTTCCCTAGAGGACGTAGTGTGGCCTCCGAAACCGGAGTAACCCATGCAAGAACTAGAGTCCCGAATCAGTAAGGCTGAGTGGACTCTCGAACTGCACGAAAACGAACTCAATGAACTTAAGGACACATCCGATGAGATGCGTCAGTCATTGAGGGCAATCCAAGCAACTTTAAGTCAGATCAAGTGGGTCGCCATTGGCGTTGGTCTGTCTTACTTTGCACAGCAGTTCGGGCTGTCCCAACTTTTCACCCTCCTTAGATGATTGATCCCATAACGGCTTTGGCGGCGGCTACAACCGCTTTCAAGGCCGTGCAATCCCTAGTCAACACTGGAAGAGAAATAGAAGATGTCGCAGGGCAACTCGGTAAATGGTTCACCGCAGTCTCAGACATCCGTGAAGCAGAAGCCCAGGCAAAGAACCCTCCTTTGTTTAAGAAGCTTGTGTTCTCCCAAAGTGTTGAAGAAGAAGCTCTCAATGCTCTTATCGCCAAGAAGAAAGCCAAAGAACAAGAAGATCAGATCAGAGAAATGATTGTCTGGCGTTACGGTATGGATGCACTCCGTGAGATGTATGCCATGCGTAGGCAGATCAGAGAAGCAAGAGAGAAGGCCGTATACCGGAGACAGAAGTTCAGACGAAACATACAAGATGGAATCATCATCACCATGCTCTTAGCAACAGGGATTGGTGCTATCTGGTTGTTCGTCTACCTAATCACAACCAAAGGTAATGCCTAATGATCCAACTCCTCACAATGGTGGGGGGTCTAGCTACAGAGTGGATGCAAGGTAAGCGTGAAGAGGCTCAAGCAAAGCAAGAAGCCAAGATCACCGCAATCAAGTCCGTAGAGAACTGGGACGCAATTCAAGCCAACAATGCTTCATCAAGTCTTAAAGATGAGTGGTTTGTATTCGTCCTGAGTATCCCGATGATCGGAGCCTTTATCCCAAGCCTAGTCCCCTACATCGAAGAGGGCTTCAGAGTCCTCGACACCATGCCTGAATATTATAAAGGCTTTCTAGCAGCTGCCATTGCAGCAAGCTTTGGTCTCAAGTCGCTAGCCAACTGGAAGAAATAAGGAACCTCATGAATTTTGACAATGCCGTAGAGTTAATTCTAAAGCACGAAGGTGGCTATGTAGACCACCCTGATGACCCAGGCGGGGAAACCAACTATGGAATCAGTAAACGTGCCTACCCTGACTTAGACATTGCAAACCTGAGTAAACACGATGCATCCCTCATCTACAAAGAAGACTACTGGGATCGAATCAGAGGTGACGATCTTCCGTACCCTCTAGCTATCTTAACCTTTGACGCTGCAGTCAACAGTGGAGTCCGTAGAGCCTCTAAGTGGCTCCAGTACGCAGTAGGAGCTAAACCTACAGACGGAATCATCGGTGACATTACTGTAGAGACTGCCAATGCAGCCTACGGTAAAAACCCAGAACAAACCGTCCTCCAAACTACACACCAACGACAGCAATTTATACGTTCTCTGTTGACCTACCAGACATTCGGTAAAGGGTGGGAGAGACGTATACAAGAAACCAAAGAGGAAGCAGATAAATGGATAACAGAGACATCCTAGATGCTCTTCACGGTGCAGTAGCTCATGACCTACTCAATCGTGTAAAGAGTGGTGAGGCTACAGCATCTGAGCTATCAGTGGCTGTCAAGTTCCTCAAGGACAACAACGCTAACCTCGATGTCATAACAGCAGAGTCTCCTTTAGCAAACCTATTGGAGTCTTTGCCGTTTGATGTCACAGAGCAGATCCAGTGACATGCGTGATTACAAGAAAGAGTACCGCGAATACCACGGCCAACCTGAGCAGCGTAAGCGCAGAGCAGGAAGGGTAAAGGCACGAAGACAAATGGAAAGTAAGTACGGAAAGAAGAAGTTAGCAGGCAAGGACGTAGATCATAGAGATCGAAATCCTAACAACAACGCCATGTCTAACCTACGTATCCAAAGTCAATCAAGTAACCGTGGACGTAATAAGTAATGACTCAAGTCCCTAATGAACTTAAGGACTTCCGTAACTTCTTGTGGGTTGTCTGGAAACACCTAAACCTTCCAGACCCCACTCCTATTCAGTATGACATTGCTGAATACCTACAGTCTAGCCCCAGGCGGTGCATCATTGAGGCCTTCCGTGGTGTAGGTAAGTCCTACATCACCTGTGCCTTCGTGGTACACCAACTCCTGCTAGACCCAGACAAGAAGTTTATGGTGGTCTCTGCCTCCAAAGCACGAGCAGACGACTTCTCTACCTTCACACAGCGACTCCTCCTAGAGTTGCCTATGTGTCAACACCTGATAGCCAAAGGTGACCAGAGGTGGTCTAAGATTGCCTTTGACGTAGCCCCTGCTAAGGCCTCAGGCTCTCCTTCAGTGAAGTCTGTAGGGATCACAGGGCAGCTAACAGGTAGTCGTGCAGACGTAATCATTGCCGATGACGTTGAGATTCCCAACAACTCCATGACACAAACCATGCGAGAAAGACTTGGTGAAAGCGTGAAGGAATTTGACGCTGTTCTCAAGCCAGACGGTAAGATTGTCTACCTAGGTACACCTCAGACAGAGATGTCCCTCTACAACACCTTAACAGAGCGTGGGTATGAGCTTAGGGTTTGGCCTGCTAGATACCCTAGCCTAGAAGCCACAGAGAAGGCCTACAACGGACGTTTAGCTCCCTCCCTATACGAAGCTATTACACGCAAGGAGGAAGCTCCTACAGGCCTTCCTACAGACCCTCAGCGTTTTACTGAGGAAGATCTACTAGAACGAGAGCTATCTTATGGGCGTTCAGGCTTCGCGCTGCAGTTCATGCTCGATACAAGCCTCTCAGACAGGGATAAGTACCCACTGAAGCTCTCTGATCTTATTGTCATGTCCTGTGATGACACAACAGCACCAGACAAGGTGGTCTATGGCATCTTTAACCCTCTAGATCAGCTACCTAACGTAGGTCTCTCTGGGGATAGGTACTACGCTCCTGCAGACACCGTAGGACGCTCAGAGTACTCAGGGTCAGTCCTAGCCATTGACCCCTCAGGTAGGGGTTCAGATGAGACTGGTTATGCCGTAGTGAAGGCACTGAATGGTTACCTATACGTCACAGACGCAGGAGGCATCAAGGGTGGCTATGATGACGCTACACTAAAGAGCCTTGCAGTGATCGCTAAGTACAATAAGGTCAACATGGTGCTCATTGAGAGTAACTTTGGTGACGGGATGTTCACTGAGCTATTCAAACCCTACCTACAGAAGGTACATCCAGTGACCATCGAGGAAGTTAGGCACAGCAAGCAGAAGGAACAGAGGATCATTGATACCTTAGAGCCTGTGATGAACCAACATAAGCTCATCATAGACCCCAGAGTGATCCAGAAAGACTACGATAGCGTGCAAGACCTACCTCCTGAGAAGGCTATGAAGTACATGCTTGCCTATCAGATGACTCGTATTACGAGAGACAAAGGTGCTCTCAGTCATGACGATAGACTTGATGTGCTCGCAATGGCTGTTCAGTACTGGGTAGAGCAGATGGCAGCAGATGCAGACAAGGAAATTAACCTAAAAAGACAGGACTTGATGATGAAGGAATTAGATAAATTTATGTCTGATTTCAACACTCTAGGAAACTCAAGTAAATCAAGTACTTGGTTCTAAAGTCCGATCATTAGAGTTTGGGGAATTGAAGTATATATAGTATATGTTTCATTCCCTGTTCTTGTTGGGTTAGGTTTACTTAAGTTACTTAGGCGTACTGTATACCCCCCAAGTGACTGAAGTGTTACTTAGTCTCGTCAGATTCTATGTGGATAACTTAGGTGACTTAGGTGTGCTTAACGCAGCAACAACAACCACATCCTAAAAATGACACAAAAATCTGAAGGGGTATATGCATAGGTGTGTCCTGGGTAATCCCCCTTGTCGTCTCGATTATCCATCACGGATAGGAAAAGGAGGGACGGGGACACCATCAACACCACAGGATCACGCAGGAACCGCACCAGACCTAGGTTCTCATCGGATTTAATATCTGCAGGCTGAAAAGGAGGGCATCGATTCGCTGATCGTGCTGTCCGGTTGTTCGCTGTTGATGTGTCAGTGTGTGTCTATCTATTTTTTTTTCATTTAGGTGTTGTGTTCTTAATACACTGCGGTTACCTTGTGTACATAGGCTCCACTCAAGGAGTCATTACATAGAGGGAATAAACATGAAGAACTTAGTTAACCAATACCTACCTGTCGCAATCATCACTGCACTCATGCTGTCTGCATTGACGTTCCTTGGTGGTCTGTTGGGCTTTCTCCTGACAGAGGACGCTCTATATATAGGTGTCGCAATTACAGGAATGAACGCTGTGTTCTTCTCTGTGGTCTTTGGTATGGCTTCATTGTTTCTTTTAGACGTTTAAAACCTACACTGAGGGAGTTGTTACCATGTCTTACCTAGAAGCATTAGAAGCGAACATTAGTAAAGCTGAAGCGATCCAAGAGATCCGCAAGCACTCTCTAGATCCTGCGGAGTTCTTCGCAGAGGTTGGAGAGAGAGACGAATACATAGGCGAAGAGATTCTAAATTGGTTGGGATACTAAGAGAGGGAATGAAAATGGCACACACAGAAAACACATATAACGGTTGGACTAATTACGAGACTTGGAGACTCAATCTAGAACTCTTCGATGGTTGGGACATCATGTCGACATGGTCAGAAGACGAATGGCTTGAAACCATGCGGAGCGAATACGAAACAATCAACCAAGCTCATCGGACAGCAATAGACGCAGAAACAAAAGCATCTTTCTTTTCTATCTATATGTCTGCTTGGCTTGCAGATTATCTAAAGAGCTACCCAGAAATGATGATTGAAGAGTCGAAAGAAGATTGCAAGATCCTGACCGGATGGATGGAATCTTTTCTGGATCATGTGAACTTCCGCGAGATTGCAGACCATCACCTTATGGAAGACAAAATGTACATGTCTGCCTTGGAGCAGATCAAGAATGGTGCGGAGGTGTTGAAATGAGCACCTTGATTCCATGTAAATTCCAGTTTGAAGACTGCGAAGTCTTTGAAGGTTTCTACCATCCCGACAACAAGTACTGGAACGGATGGTTGAATCCATACGTGGACGCAGAGACACACCGGAAGGTTTCTGCCTTCCTTCTGCAAGGTATGACAGAAGAGAACAAGGAAGACTACACAGAAGCCCTTGAGTACGCAGAGATGGAGCCAGAAGAAAA